TTGATGTAAATATTGTTTCATACTTTAATTTCAATGCCTGATTTAAAGCATATTACAAAGTGGTCATCATACACCGTAACATTTTGGATGATCTTCCTTACAAGGGTATCATCATATAGTAAAGTCCGATATTTGTTGGTGCGGATAAATTCTATCAGTTCGTTGATCCGCTCATTCTCACCACTTAAGGATGCATCTTCCACAAGAAGGGTCTGACGCTTTTCACGTAACTCTTCAATCTCATCTGCAAGGGATTCAAAATCTTTTCCCTTATTAGCAAGGCTGATTAGTTCTTTCTGCTTTTCTTCTAGCAAGGTATTAATCTCTGAAATCTTATATTCCGTGGTATCACCGATTATCGCATGTATATTCTCTTCCAGTATTCTTATCATGTTGTCCCCTCCGGCAAGCAATCTGTTAATGGCAGTCATTACTGCATCATATAATTCAGCTTCTTTTACCGTTCGGTTCTTACACACCTCAGGGCCTTGCTCAATTCTTGTAACGCATCGCCAAACAAATTCTTTTCTACCGTGAATATTCCAATAGACCCGTCTGTATATGTCACCACAATCTCCACAGAAGGTTATGGTACTCAAAGCGTATTTACTACTATAAATTCTTTTATTCTTGTCTGCACCTGTGTAAATATTACTTCTGCGATGAAGCTCTTCCTGAGCCTGTAAAAAAAGTTCCTTTGGTATGATCGCCTCATGGCTATTTTCAACATAATACTGCGGGACATGACCTTCATTCTTGACTCGTTTCTTTGTAAGAAAATCCACTGTGAAAGTCTTCTGCAACAGGGCATCGCCGATGTATTTCTCGTTTAGAAGAATCTTCTTTATGGTTTCTGGTCTCCATCTTGGTTTACCTGCAGCTGTTAAAATGCCGTCTTTCTCTAGATCCCTGCCGATGCCCACTAGGCTCTTGCCCTCAAGGTACTCTCTGTAAATACGTTTAATGATTTCAGCCTCTTCTGGAACAATAATCAAGTTGCCTTCTTCATCTTTTGTGTATCCCATAAATCGATTGTGATTGACCTGCACCTTTCCTTGCTGGTAGCGATATTGAAGTCCAAGTTTAACGTTCTGCGAAAGGCTCTGGCTTTCTTGTTGTGCAAGAGAGGCCATAATGGTAAGTAGCACCTCGCCCTTGGCATCCATTGTGTTGATGTTCTCTTTTTCAAAATACACTGCTATGTTCTTTTCCTTGAGCTGTCTAATATACTTTAAGCAATCCAGCGTGTTGCGGGCAAATCGACTGATGGACTTTGTAATAACTAAATCGATGTTGCCCTCCATACACTCCTCAATCATACGGTTGAACTCTTCTCGTTTTTTAGTGTTAGTACCGGAAATGCCGTCATCTGCAAAGATGCCTGCAAACTCCCATTCAGTATTTTTCTTTATAAATTCCGTATAATGTGCAACCTGTACCTCATAGCTTAAATTCTGCTCTTCAGTTTCTGTAGAAACACGGCAATAGGCAGCGACACGCAGTTTCTTTATTTTTTCTTTTGCGGCCGTACTTCCAACTCTTTTTCTTGCCGGAATTACAGTTATATTTTTTCCTGCCATATTACACCTCACTTTCTATCAAACTATATAGGTACTCCGCTCGTGTAATAGGATCATCTGGAAGTTTACCTTCTGATTTTCTCATCTTGAATCGTTCTATAGGGGAGGGAGCAGTAAAAGCTGCAAGCTCTACAATCCGCCCTAAGTCCTTCGCACGTTTATTTCTAATCTCTTCAGCCTTATCAAATGTTTCTTTATCTATGATTGCTGGATATACGTCATTTCCGAGATAAAGGATATTTTTCAAAATACGCCCCATCACTGAATGCGTCTTTTCAATACCTGTCTGTTCACCAGCCACTGTAAGAGAAAGTCCTGATATATATTTTTTAAAGAACTCCTTTACTTGACCTGCTGCCTTCTCATCGACAGTTATGACTCCGTCTTTAACTGTATATCCGTATGGTACATATGCCATTTATCTCACCACCTTTTCTATAAGGGAAAGCCCACATTTCATTTTAAAGGTTAGCTCATCCCTTGAATTTACAATGATGTTTTCTACTAACTTTTCAAAAGCTTCATCTGTATAATTGCCATCAAACTTATCTGCTGACACATAATCAAGAAGTGCCTTTACCTCGTCTGCCTGAGAAGAGCCACTTGTAAATGACATGACTAGGTTCGTCTTCTCAGCAGTAAGATTTTTTATTTCTTTATCCAGAACATTTCGTTCCTTGTTAAAAAGAGCTGGTTCAAGAAACCCTTTAGTCATAAGACCAATCAGTGTATTGCGTTCTTCTGTTAATTGCTCCATGCGTTTATCTATGGCATCAATTCTTGCAAGATCGCATTCTTCATCAATCTTGTTTATAGAATTATAAAGTGGCTCCAGTATTATCTTTTTACTGAATGCGAGCTTATTCATCATGGTTGAGAATGTTGCTTTTATTTCTCCATCACGCAAAAATAGCATGGAGCAACTGGCCTTGTCTTCTATATGTCCTTTGCAGCTCCAAGCAATATAACTTCTGCCGACAGAGTAGTTTGTTCTTCTCTTGAATTTACTGCCGCACTCTCCACATAGGATTCTACCACTTAGCACATACCTGTTTTGATAAGCTTTCTTGTTAGCAGTTTTGCTCATAGATTTTGCTCTTTGCGTTATCAGCTTTTGAGCCTTGGAAAATACTTCTCTGCTGATAATCGGTTCGTGATGATCCTTGCAGTAGAACTGATCTTTCTCTCCATAGTTAATGTGTCGATTGAAGTTGCTATCCGTATAGGTCTTTTGGAAAAGCACATCACCTTTGTATTTTTCGTTACGAAGCATATCAATCACCGTACCAGAACTCCAATGATTGCCCCTTCTTGCAGGAATTTTGTCTCTGTTCAGGCCTTTTGCGATAACACTTCCACCTTTCCCTGAAAGGCACTCTGCAAAAATACGTTTGATTATTTCAGCTTCTTCAGGAACAATAACCATCTCACCATTTACGTTTGCATAGCCATATGGCGGAGTGCCAATAATGTAACTGCCATTTTGAAATTTTTTACTGATTGACCATGTTGTGTTCTGTGAAATAGACGCGGACTCTTCAGCAGCAAAACCAGATAAAATAGAAAGCATTAATTCACTTTCCATATCACCTGTATTCAGATTTTCTTTCTCGAAATAAATATAAACACCGATATCCATTAGGTGCCTTACCAGCTCCAAGCAATCCGTGGTATTTCGTGCAAAACGACTGATGGATTTGGTGATAATAAAATCAATCCTATTACTTTCGCAATCACGAATCATCCGGAGAAGTTCAGGCCGTTTTTCCTTCTTGGTGCCTGATATGCCTTCGTCATAATAAAGCCCGGCAAATTCCCATTCTGGATTGGATTTAATATAGTTTTCATAGTGTTCCCGCTGAGCTTTAAGGCTTACCAGCTGGTCATCACTATCCGTTGAAACCCTTGCATAAGCGGCAACTCGAAGTTTGCTTTTTGATGGCTGTGATTTGGGCAGTTCATCTATTTTCGTTATCTTTTTCATCATCTCACCTCACTTTCTGCTATTACATATATCACTCTAAAAGGCAATAATAGCAAGTGTTTCAGGGCATTATCTCGGCTAACTTCGGAGAGAATTTCTGGCGGTTTAATGCTGATATTTTGTGTAGTTCATCTTGCGTAATCTTGCCCTCTTTATAGAGCATGCCAACAATACTCTCAGCTATATAAAAGTCATATTCTTTCTGTAACTGTTCTTCAGACATCGGTTCTGTCTCACCCTTGATAGGAGAACCATCTTTCACTTCAATAATGTTCATAAAAAAACACCTCCTACCTGGTAGCCACGGCGGGAGGTGAAATCTGATGTTTTCTTTAATCTTTCTTATAAAAATCGCATTCGTAGCCATCGGCATCAAGGAGTAGTCCCTTTGCCCAGGGAGGTACTCTGGCCATCTGCTTGCATACCATATCAAGTGGTACTCGAGGATTAGCCTCAATAATTATTTCATCATGTACATGAGCCACTATGCTACAAGTGCTAAGTGTCTTCATGGCATACATTAAAATATCACGGGAGATGGCTTGAACAATGTTTTCTACAAACTTGGGTCCATAACTTTCAATCCGCTCCCATTTCTTTGTAGCACCAACTCCCTCATAAGTAACTGATTCACCACCGAAGATATTTTCTCCAATATTAGGCTTTACATAGACAAGCTTTCTGCCAGAAGGAAGAACAATAAACAGCATTCCACTCATGTAATGAAACTTGATATTTTGAACTTCTTGAGACTTTTTTTCCTTAATGCATTTCTTAACTTCTCTATCCACATCCCACCAGAATTTTACGATGTATGGATTGGCCTGCCTCCAGGCATTAACAAGGGGTTTTAGTTCTTCTTCTAAAATTCCCATCTCTAGGGCTCCCATAGCCTTTAAAGCACCCACTGATCCACCATAACCAAGTGCCAATTCTGCAATTTTACCTTTCTGCCTTAAATGAGAATTTACACCATGCTTTTCAACAGGGACTCTAAACATCTGTGATGCCGAGGCACAATATATATCACCACCATTTGCGAAAACTTCATTTCGCCACTGTTCACCCGCAAGCCAAGACAGCACACGAGCCTCAATGGCAGAAAAGTCAGCAACTATAAACTTATTGCCTTCTTTTGGTACAAAGGCTGTGCGGATCAGCTGTGAGAGCGTGTCAGGTATATCATCGTAGAGCATTTCAAGGATTTCATGATTACCGCTCTTTACTATGTCTCGTGCCTCTTTTAAATCCGGCATATGGTTTTGAGGTAGATTTTGTAACTGCACAAGCCTTCCTGCAAAGCGACCGGTTCTGTTTGCACCGTAAAATTGGAACATTCCTCTGGCACGTGAATCGGCACAAACAGCATTTTCCATTGCCGTATATTTCTTAACGGATGATTTTGCCAGCTGCTGACGGAGTTTAAGAACTTCAGACAAGTCATCCGGTGCATCCTTTAATAGTTCTGCCACAGCCTTTTTGCCAAGAGTGTCTGTCTCAAGACCATTTTCAGCGAGCCAACCTTTCATCTGCTGTACCGAGTTTGGGTTATCAAGTTCTGTTATTTCCTGCATCTGATTCATCAACTTAGTATGAGAAATCTCATCTGTAGCAATCGCCTGTTTTACAAAATCCATGTCAACCTTGATGCCGCGGTCATTGATTTCTTGGTCGAGAAGATATTCATCCCATATTTCATCTGGCACAGGAAACTTAATAAGTCTTTGCTGAATTAACATTTCTGTTTCAACATCACGCTTGTTATAGGCTACAAACTTCTGCCACTTTTCCATTTCATCACTTGGCAGATTACGGTTTCTACCACCATTTGTTTTGGTAGGATTACAAGGTACACAAAAATATCTGATTAGGTCTTTCCCTTCCGTCAGTTTTTGTTTTTCAAGCCCAAGAACGGCTCCCACACCTTCTAAAGAAAGGGGAAGTCCCATATAGGCTGACCACACCATTGAACATTTCCACGATGAAGGGTTTAGATAAGATCCAAAAGGATATCCAAGGTAACGAGAAAGACATACACGTTCAAACTGAGCGTTAAATGCCCACTTGGTAATGTCTTCATCAGTTAAGGCATCCAGTATATCGCCAGGTATCTTTTCTCCGGCCATTAAATCTATCACCTTAACTTCGCCACCATCAACAGAATAGCCAAACAACATTATTTCAAAATCATCTGCCTCCACATAGCGATAAACTCCGCTCTTTTGTAAGTTTATAGATGAGTAGGTTTCAATATCAATTTCAAGGTTCTTCATTTCCTACCTCCATTCCTAAAAAATTAAGTGGCAGAGGAAATACCTCCACCACCATCAATTGATCCTTTCTTTTAGGCAAGGAAGTCATCATCTGCAAGCGTTGAAAAATCATCTGCTGCAGAGGTCTTTCCACCAAGAGGCTCTCCATCTTTAATTTTTTGAATATTACCCAAACCACAAGCAACACCCTTATTACCGTTTGAGTTAAAAGCATAGAAGTTGAGTGAAACTCTACCATAGCAACCGCTGTACACTTCGCTGCGATCCATAATAGGTTTAACACTTTTATCTACAATCTGTGGAGCAGTTTTGCTATTGGCATTGATAAAATAATGCCCCTTATAAGCCTCATCATCACGCTCTACATCTCCGTCACGCAGTGGCAGCTTAATTGCCGCTTTGTTCGGTTTCTTTCCACCAAATTTAGCGATGCCTTCCTCAATGGCTGCATCCACTGCAGCATTTATGGCATTAATGGTTTCTGTATCGTCTTTGGGAATAAGCACAGATACGCAATATTTTTCTGCGCCACCGTTGATGGATACTGGCTCCCATCCGTGAAAATAAGAAAGCCTTGTGTTTACACCTGTAATAACTTTAGTTCTGTTTTCGATTTTACTCATAATATTAACCCTCCATAATTTCGTTAAATTCGTTTTTTGCATCAGCTACGTTCATCGCCGGTCTTTTATCCGATTTGGGGACAAGAGTCGGCTTGCCCGGTGGTTTATAAATGAGGTTTCCTAGAATTTCCTCAAATTTGGTTTTACCCATCAATTTTTGCATCTCTGTCATAGGGATGAGGCTCTTACGATAAATGTCTTTGTATCCGCTGATGACAGCTTTTTCTGCTACTGCATTTTCATCCTTATACTTTCGAACAGATCGACCTTCCACAACCTTAAAACCATGCCACTCTTTACCGTGATTGACTGCAGCGTCTGTCGCATAAGCAGTTATCTCATTCGCCCATTTGGTAAGGTCGGGAAGAATGGTTAGAACTTCTTCTATCTCACTATCTGTAAGTAACGGTGGCATCTTAAACTCCATCTGTGCTAGTTTCAGATTTTCATCAGCTCTAGCGCGACATCTGTTGGATGCTCTGCAGAAGGTACACCACGGGCCAGGCATATATTCACCTTCACCTTGATAGGCTTTTGCGGCTTTTGGTTTTAGTTCCTCTTCTGCCCAGGCTTTAAGTTCTTCTACCGGAACAGTCCATGTGCTGACATTTTCTCTTC